ACCACCAGAACCAGAAGTAGTAGATGAGTGGTTGTGGTCTATACCGTGGGTGTGGGTAAACGTGTGAGTGTGGTCCATCCCGTGACGGTGCTGGGGAAGATTAGCCACTGCCAGGGTGGTGTTGTCCGCTCCAACTGCATCTCCTACAATACCGGTGTCTGTGGTACCACGGGCGAACAGGCCGTTCATGTCGGGAACGTTGAACACAAGTCCAGTTCCACCGTGCAGGTGTCCGTACACTCCAAACAGTGCTGGGTACACAGCGGTAGAGTAACTAGAACCGTCTGCTTCTACGCAACCTTCTGGTGCTGAGGCATCTGTTGGCCACATGAACATGCCACCGATAGGAAGGTGGGCACCGACGTTCAAAGCCAGGCTTCCCCACGTGGTGTCGGAGCGCTTGAAGTACACCCCTGAGGCTGTGCCATCTTGGTCATCTGTATCTAGATACAGATTGCCAGCCCCTGTGCCATCAGACACATCTGGTACACCTGATCCCTGGAAAGCGATGGTGGTGTTTCTAATAGCACGCTTGTCTACTATGCGAGAAGTAGTAACGGACGTAGTACCAGATCGATACAGTGCCGCTAGGAGAACATCTGTTTCTGGGAAGATGTTGGTGGATGCAACACCAGCACCAGGAATGACAGAAGTGGACTTTGGGAAGGCCGGATTTGTACCACTGTCAGCGCCTGTTACTACGGCTAAGCTAGCCGTACCGCCTGATACACGTGCTACAACTACATCGAACCTGTTATCAGATGGGGCTGCTGGGAGCACCAGAGTGCTGTTACCCGTCACAGAGTAGACAGCACCATCCACAACTACCACGCCGTCAGCTACATTAACGTTAAGGTTAGAAGTGTTTGTGGTAACTTCCAAACCGCTGACTACGCCAGAGTAGGCGTTACCGAGAACCTCGAAATCCAGAGCGTCCGGCTCTGCCTGGTCAAGGGCCTCATACTTGTTGCCACTGGTGGTATCACCAGCGTTGGGGATGATGACTGCCATTTCTCTCCTAGATCAGAGTGTGTCGTAGATGTTTCCTGAACGCTTCAAGTAATCGAACAGGTCAATGGGAATCTCGTAACGATTACCATCTACGAAATCGAACTTGCGTAGACCATGCTCGCCTGCTCCCCAGTGCATTGTCCACGTACCCTTAATCTTTGCGCTCTTCGTGGTGGGTACAGCTACCATGACAGGTGCTGCTTCCGGCTCTGGTGTTGCAACAGCCACAGGCTGCTCTTCAACTTCTTCCGGCTCTGGATCAATGAGTGCTTCTGCGATGGATGTAGTTGCTTTACGTGCCATTGTTTTGTGCTCCTTTAGTTAAACGAACAATGCCTGAGGGGAGTAGTTCCCCCTCAGGCATTGTATCAGTTGGTTGGTTTGGTGTACGGTCTAATGGCCCTTATCAGGCGATTGAACCGCCGAGGGTGTTGATGATTACACGTGACTCGTGTGTGATCATACCGAAGCCCCAGATGGAGTACCAAGCTAGACCGTGCTCACGACCGAAGTCGATGACGCCACCGTCTCGCAGTTCAACCGGAAGGCTGATAGCGTGACCGAATGTGTTGTCACCAATCATGATGCTGGAGTAGGACTCAGTGTTAGGAGCCTGATCGCCACCTGTACCGGCGTCGATGTCAGCAGGAACGGTGAGTCCCTGAGAAACCTGGGTTGTCTCGATGAACACTACGTCGTAGATACGACCGATTTCACCAAGCATGAAGTTACCGGGTGCGGCATACTTCGTTACTTCGATGAACTCGGGCCAGTCACGGAGCGCACGACTCTGGCTGGGGTGCACGAACTGAACGTAAGTGTCACCTAGACGAGGAATGTTCAAACCTGCGAGAACCTCAACAGCGTCCTTGACAGATGCTGGGGAGAGGTAGCCAGGAGAGGCTGCGGTACCGAGGGTACCTGGATCGTAAGGACTGATCGATCCACGAGCCGAAGCTGTGGTGCGACCGAACACGATATTCGGTGCTACGGCTGCGCCGCCACCGAAGGGAACTGCGTTCTGGTAAAGGGTGTTGCGAGCCTGAGTGTCCATGGACTGAGCCATGTGACGACCTAGCAGACGTGAAGAAGATGCCATAACATCATCGAAGGAAGCATTGAGCAAAAGCTCAGTGACTGCGACGGCCTTGCCGTGCTCCTTGACGGTGATCTGGATCTGGCTGGCGCTGAGTGCAACAGGCTCCATACGGATACCCTCTGTTAACTCGGAGCCAGTCTGGTCAACTTCTAGGTTGTTGTAACGCATGAAGTTGATGGTCAGACCAGGCTGGACGCCTAGCTCAGTCTTCTTGACTGCGAACTGTTCGAAGCGAAGCACTGGCATAGCCTGGAACAAAATCTCCTTAGACCAAATGGTCTGAATTGCTGGAGACAGAGTACTGTCAGACGAATAGCCAGTCGTGGTTACTGCCGAAAGGTCAGCACCCGTGATTGCTCCACCCGTAGGTGCGGGAAGGGCCATTGTAATTATCCTCCGTGGGATCGTGTTAGTTTGTTAGTTTGTTCAGCGCCTCATGTTTGAGGCTGCTGCAATTAGTTTCTCACGATTTGCTGCGTACGTTGTCATGTCCATAGAGGCAAGGTCTGCCGCTGTGAATGTCTGCTGCTCCGTATTGGCTTCCAATGGCCCGGTGGGTGTCTGGCCTGTTGGCTGGATACCCCTTGGACGTTCAATTGGCGCTGGAAGCGCCGCTTGCATGTTCTCAACAATAGCAGATGTTCTAGCTGCTACCGCCGAAATTGAGGTTTCAATCTCTTCTTCTGTATTTCCTTGAATGAAATCTAGAAGTTCTGGCATTAATTCATCCTGAGCCTCCGCAATGCGGCGGTTCTTGAAGGACTCTAGCTCTTGGAACTTGCGCTCTGTTTCAAGCAAAGTCCTCTGAGCATCACTCTGCTCTTGTAGAGTTAAGAACTTCTTCTCCCACTCTTCTTGAGCAGTATTAAGACGCTGATCGAACTCGTCTTCTTTAGCAGTCAGCAACTCACGAGCAGACATTTCATCTTGCTCACGAGCCTTGCGTTCGTCTTCTTCTTTCTGGGCTGCTTCCGCTGCCAGTGCAAGCTGAGCCTCTCGCTCTTCATTGAAGATGTTGATCTGCTGTTCAAGCTTCTCAACCTTGCCATACACCTTGTCCTTTTCCTGACGACGGATAGCCTCTACCTCTTCGGTAGAGAAAGTCTTTCCTGTAGGTGTAGTCTCAGCAGGTTTTGCTGGGTCGCCCTCTTGGGCGGCTGCGGGTACATTGATGGTTACAGCACTGCCTGGAACGGCAGTAGGGTCGCCACCCGATACAACAGGAAGTCTCTTCCCATTGTCGAATACCCACTCATTGGTAGATGCGTCTAGTGTCGGGTAAAGTGTCATTGATTATCCTCAAATCGTCATTCTTATATGTCAGATATGTGATGCCGTATGGTTAGTCGTTATCAGGAATTCTACGCTGAGCTAGGTTAGCTCCGAATGCCCTCTGTGCCAGTTTATTTACTATGTCGCCTTGCGGCGTTATGCCAGGAAGTATACCAGACGATTCTCCTTCGCCTGATGCTCCTGAGCCACTACCGACGCTTTGCACTGCTGGCTCTGCTCCACCATCTGGTGTGGGAACCATGCCAGTCATTGCCATAACAGCGGCAGCGATGTTAGCTGAAATCATATCAAGAGCACCTTGATCGAATGCATCGTCTCTTAGCTCTTCATATACCTCAGCCATCTTCTCATTGGGGAACTCTTCTCCAAGTTCACGCAGAGCGCCACGCTTGGACTCAAGCCCAATAGCCATCTTGGCCTGTAGCTCATTGAGCTTAATTAGTTCGTCTACAGGTAGAGGCTCTGGCCAATGAATAGAGGTCTTATACGTAACTGGGTCACGTGGATCTAGAACCGTTAGCTGGTCTGTCTCGGGCATAGCTGACTGCCCTGGGTTCCAAGATAGTGAATCAGGTTCGTGGATTGCCTGGGTGCGAATGATTAACTCATTCAAGCTTTCAAGACCCTTTGAAAAGTGAACCTTCTTCATGTGGAAACGGTTCATCATGGGCTGGTATTGAATGGCCAGGGCTACACCACTGGTGTTACTGATGGGCTGTGTTTGTCCCAGAGCGGATTCAGGTACACCAGTGATTTCGTGCATAGCTGTCTTGAGCAAGCTGACGAACTCCATGGCTCCAGCCATCTCTCCCTTGCTCTCAAGGTTGTACACCTTGGATTCTTTAGGAAGACCAGCCCATACCTTCTTAGCTCCACGCTCTAGCTGGGATGCCTTAGCTCCCGTGATGATGGTAACGGGGGCTGAGTGGTAGTTGATGATGTCCGACACTTCGGTCATCTTCTCGTTCATCTCACGGTTGAGGGAGATGATGTCCCACACGTCTGACTGTCCCCAAGGAGAGGACGAGATGGAGGTGTTGGGAATGTGTATTACAGGAACAATGCCAATAGGGTTGTCGTACTGGTCGATCAACTCATCGTTGATGTACTGCTCTACTGTATCGTCAGTTAGAATCTCAGTGAATGTGTAAACCTGGCGGGTGCCCTCTGGTGATGTCCCCCAGAACCTGTACTTCAACTTGAAGCGAAGCAACCTGTCACGGTCGTGTGGGTGGTACTCGGGGAAGCAGTGAGCAGGGTTGAGAGGAACTATGCGAGTACGTCCCTCGTGGTACACACCAATGCTGTCTTCGTAGGCCTCTTCGTAGGCTACCTTTACGAAGCAGTCTCCAGTGACGCCTGCAAGCTGTCCCATTTCCCATAGGACCTTCTGCTTATCGTTATCGTCCTCCCAGACCTTTGCAAGCAGGTGGGGAATAATAGCAGCGGTGGCCTCTGGTGTTTTGAACTGAACGCTCT